AGTGAAGTCAATGAGGCCCAGTTAAGCGCTACTCAAAGACTACAGATTGAAAAGAACCTATTGGAGTCTCAACAGAAACTATGGGAACTTGCAGGTCGCAGTCTGAAAACAAGCCTACAAGAAGCGGCTCGACAATATAAGCAAGAGACTACCAATTATGCAGATTTAGCTAAATCGACTTTTGACAGTACGATGAGCTCTATCAATTCAGCATGGACAAATAATCTCGAGGCTATGGCAACGGGAACGAAATCGTTTAGTAAAGGCATTAAGGACATATTCAAGGATATGACAAACGCCATTATTAAGATGATGATTCAGTTAACGTTCCAACAATACATCATGCCTAAGTTGCAAGGATTATTTGGCGGTGCAGTAAGTGGTATCGGTTCGCTAGGTGCTGCAAAAGGGACATCGTCCTTTGCCGGTGGTGGTTCGTTTAGTTCTGCATTTACCGGTAATCGATTTGCCGCCGGAGGGAAAACGAATCCAGGGCTTATGCTGGTTGGTGAAAACGGACCGGAACTATTACAGTCCTCTGGATCCCATCGTATTTACACAGCAAGCGAAACTCGTAGATTGGTAGGTGGTGCTACAAGCAACAATGTAGTTGTTAATATCATCAATCAGTCTGGCCAAGAGCTCGAAAGTAAACAACAGAACTCTCGGTTTGATGGTGAGAATTATGTTATCGATGTAGTAGTTCGTGCTATGGAATCAAACAAAGGAGGTATGCGTGACGCCATCAAGGCATCCGCAGTATAACTATGGCAGTATTTCCAGATATTCGATGGCCGATATACCCAATTCAGGAGACTACTCCAGATATTTCGTATAAAGGCCAAGTTGAAAACATGACGCTAATCACCAGGAAAAAGACGACAAAGACCCGGCGGACATATTCTGTAGGGTACAAGTTGCCAACAGCTGATTACTATAAACTTCGGGCATTCTTCGATGAAGTCAACTGCTCCGGTATATTCGATTGGGTTCATCCAGAAACACGAGAAACACTAAATGTACGATTTGCTGATCAGTTAGACTTTGCGGCGAATGACTACGGAGTGTGGATGGGAACCGTGAAATTACAGGAGGTATAACATGTTACCGCTCTCAACGGCATCGATTTTAGAGAAAAACCAAATATCGGCCACAGGTGTGTGGTTAATGCTGTTAGAAATATCGTATAAAGGGGATACGATTCGATTGGTATACAATACGGAGAATATCCAATTTCAAGGTAATACTTATATTGCATTTCCATTTACCATTCAAGATGTCACTGAGAATGCAACTGATTTGCCTAATATTAAGCTATCTGTATCTAACGTTACTCGGACAATCCAGCGTATGGCAGAGTCTAATAATGGATTCACTGGAGCCAATGTCATCATTCGTGTAGTGAATACGAACATACCTGATGTGTGCGAGCAAGAGGAGCATTTCGTAATTACGGGAACTCATGCAAACGCAGAATGGATGGAGTTTACACTGGGTACTGACTTTAGCTTTACTCGACGATTCCCGTTAATCCGTGTGATGAAGGATTTCTGCCCGTTCAAATTTAAAGGGATTCAATGTGGATATAAGGGTCACGAAAATCAATGTAATAAAACCCTAGCGCGATGTCGTGAATTGGGGAACAGTACTCGATTTGGAGGAGAACCTACTATTCCGCAAGGAGGACTATATGCATCCAATAAGTGATTTGACTGATATGATAGGTACCCCATTCTCGGAAATGAAATGCTGGGATGTAGTTGTTGAGGTATATCGGCGTAGTGGAATATCACTACCCGAATATACCCAAATCCAAATGGATGAATGGCGCGAGGTTCGTGAGCCAATGCCAGGGAGTGTTTTGGTATTTGCACTATATGGTAAAAATCTCGATCATGTAGGGGTTTATCTTGGCGAAGGTAAATTTATACATGCTACTGAACACAGCGGCACCTGTATTGAGCACATATCAAAGTATGTGCCTCGATTGAAGCACATTTATGAAAGGAAGGAGTAGCAGATGGTTAATGTAATCATTGTAAATAATCCGTTCAAGCCGGAGCAACGGGATACAAAATATTTGCCATTTAAACAGGGCAAGTCTATCAGCTATTACTTCAGTGCACCTGGTGAATGGGCGTACTCAGTAAATGGACATGAAGCAGCGCCGGATACAGTTATAAACGATGAAGACTACATTGTAGTAATGCCCCGAGTTGAGGGTAAGTTCTTTGGTGTTCTTCTATCAATAGGGATGGCAGTATTTACCGGCAGTATTGCTTCGGGTGCTATCTTTGGTATCCAAAGCTTGATTTGGCGGTCAGTAATTGCTATGGCGGTAGGGATGATAGGTAATGCTATTGTCTCAAAGTTAACCGCTCCTAAGGTTGACCGTTCGAATTCCGAACAGTCAAATACATATGGCTGGGGAGGTACCGAAACTGTTACTGGGCAGGGCTACCCTTTAGCCGTGACGTATGGCCGGATGAAAAGCGCTGGGTTGCTGTTATCTCGCCACGTAATTAGTGATGGCGAAAAGCAATATCTTAACCTTTTATACTGTGCGGGTGAGGGCGAATTATCAAAAATAGAAGATATTCGTATTAATGCTAACCCAATCAGTAATTATAAAGATGTGCAGGTGGATATCAGAAAGGGCACAAATGACCAAACAGTTATCCCCAATTTCAATGATAACTTTGCGGATCAATCCCTAAACTATGAATTGACTGAATCATGGAATACGCAACAGGTACAAGGCGATGCATGTGACGCGATAGAGTTAACTGTTGGATTCCCAAACGGATTATATTATTCAAATGATAGCGGCGGCGCTGACCGTACGTCTGTCACTTTGAAAGCAGAAATTCGTAAGGTAGGCGATGAGTCCTGGCAGGCATTACCTTTAGCAAATCAAAAGGGCATGGCCGGTCACATTAAACGTCGGGATGCGTGGAACTTTATCAAGTCGGATAATAGCGTGACAAATACATCCGATTATGCAGGACGAATTGAAGAGGCGACAAATAACGCGTTTTATCGTGTATTTCGCTTTGACAATCTCGAAAAGGCTCGCTACGAAATCCGTATGCGCTGCAGTGCGAAAGATGGTAAAAGCTTGCGCCATGTCAATAAGGTCTACTGGGTGCAGCTAACCCAAATTATTTATGATGATTTTGTACATCCGGGAAAAGCCCTCATTGGAATTAAGGCTTTGGCTACATCTCAGCTAAGCGGAAGCGATCCAAAAGTGACATGGATTCAAGAGCGTTCAGAGGTGTATGTGTTCAATCCGTATATCAATAAGTACGAAGCTCAACTAGCTGATAATCCGGCTTGGGCTGCTTATGATTTAATCCACATCTGTCGTAAGATTGGCGGTGAATATATTGTATTCGGACAGCCCCATATGCGCCTTGACTATAACGCATTTAAGGCATGGGCGGATAAGTGCAAAACAAATGGGTTTACATTCAACTATATATACGACACCGCTATGCGATTATGGGATGCGTTAAAGTATCCAGAAGCAGTAGGTCGAGGGAAAGTAATTCCTGTAGGAACCAGGTTCACATGTGTTAGCGATTATCAATCTACACCGGTACAGTTGTTTACTGTAGCCAATATAAAACACGGCAGCTTTACTGAAGAGTTTCAAGGTGTAGAGGCTAGAGCGAACTCTGTTGAAATATCGTTTCTTAACAAGGATAAGGATTATGAGCGAGATGTTATCCCTGTATATGGGGATACTTACGACGAGTCGGATACATTAACGAATCCGGCACAAGTTGAACTCATGGGGTGCACCAGTCTTGAGCAGGCATATAAGCATGGTAAGCATTTTTTGCGATGCAATAAATACGAAATACGTACTGTGACAATAGAGGCGTTTACGGATGCCATAGCGTGTACAGTAGGAGATATCATTTTAATTCAGCACGACATACCCGAATGGGGTGAGGGCGGTCGTGTGGTTGCCGTAAGTGGCCAGACGATTACACTCGATAAGGAAGTGTCGGTACAACCAGGGAAGAATTATCAGTTGCTAATTCGTAGCAATTCTACGGATATCGTCTCTACGTTTAACGTAGTAAATGTATCAGGTCTCAACGTGATTGTTAAAGAGGCTATACCGGTGCAGCCTGATGCGGTATATGCATTCGGAGAGGTTTCTAAATTGGCTAAGCCATTTCGTGTGTTAGCTATTACAAAGACACTATCAGAAATGACCCGTAAGATCCAATGCATGGAATATTATCCAGAACTTTACGTATCGGATGATGGCACGGTACCAAGCATTGATTATACGAATCACGGTGCATCTGATATTCAAGCAGTAGGGTTAGTGAGCGATGTCTATGGTGCTAATGGCATCATGTATTCACGAATAGGTGTAACGTGGCAGTTACCTCGTGATGGAAAAGTCTCAAACGTAGTCGTGAATTACCGAAATGTAAAAAGCGATACGTGGACATATATTGGAAACTACCCAGCATCCACAAACGCTACCACGATATCTGATGTGCTACTAGGTGCCACCTATGAAGTACGCGTGCAGGCAATTAATGAGTTAGGCCAGCTGACTACTGGCGTGACAAAATCTATAGCCATACCTAAGATGCAGACGCCAGAGGATGTTCAGAATTTACGTGTCCTAAGTCGGTACAATCAAACGGCCGATAAAAGTGTTTACTACGACTTACAAGTGCTATTTGATCCGCCTAGTAATCCTGCCAATTTCGATGTGGCGGAGATTTGGTATCTCTTAAAGTCGAAGAGCGGAAAGCCTGTGCCAGGGCAAGAATGGCAGTACGCTGGCAGTAGTAATAGTCAGGTTATTATCAAATCATTAGGTCCAGGTGAGGAGTATAGAATCAAAGCGATTTCGGTTGACCGATTCGGTAACCGGGCAGAAACAGCTCAAATGGTTGATGTGATAGTCAAACCGATGGATGCGATACCCGATATGCCTAGCAACTTCGGTATTACTTTCGGTAGAAATGCCACCGCATCATGGGATGAGGTGCTGAATGCTGATGTCGACTATTACGAATTACGTACTGATAATAATCCTGATAAAGATACGAATGCTTTATTGGCAAGAGTTAAAGGTACCTCTGCTGTACTTACTTTAACTAAACGAGCAGATACTGTTTATCTTTATGCTCGCAGTACGTTGGGCAAATACTCGACTGCAGCAACATACGAGTATAACGTTCCGCAGTTGGCCGCGCCTGAGCTTGTAGTAAAAAGCCAGTTAGGGGGATTTAATCTTTACTTCTCTACTAAGCCGGCGCAGGCCTACGCTATTCGATGTCACGTGATCGGAGATGAACGCACTGATGATTTTGAAACTACTAGCACCATGCTGACGTATTCGAACTCAGCCGGAATATATCGGATACGTTGCTCGTTTGTGGATGTGTTCGGAGATGGACTCGTTAACGAGAAGCAAGTCGTGATTAAGACACAAATTGATGCTAGCTTGCTAGACCTTGAGTCTCTCGGGCTGAATAAAGTTGATGAGCGAATTAAGGAACTTGATAAGAAATTCAATACGAATTCTGAAGAGACCACTAGAAGAATTACGAATTTGGCGTCACATACGGAATCTCGCATTACTGAGTTAGCTGGTAGCATCGATTTACAAGTTAAAAAAAGTATTGGCGAGATTGATGGTGGTGAGTTGGTGTCTCGCATTAACCTCAGTCAGTCCGGTGTATACATTGCAGGAAAATTGATTCACATCACTGGAGCGACTAAGTTCGATGATAACGTCATTGTTAATAAGATGATTCAGGCCAACGCAGTCACCGCCGATAAATTACAGGTTGAGAACTTAGCGGCGGTGTCCGGTACAATCGGGTTACTTCGCTCGAAAGAGACCGGCGCTCGTGTTGAGATTGAGGATAATCTTATTACAGGTTTTGATGATGATAACAACCCTCGGATTAAACTTGGGTGCTGGTAGGAGGTATTATGGAACCCCATGTATTAGCTTATGATGCTAACGGCAATATCATACTAAATCTGAAGGAAAGGCTCACACGTATCGAGGGGCGGATGTATGTATCTAACATCCCTAATCGACGTCAACAAATTACCGTGAACGGATTGCAGCCTGGTCAACATGTCTGGGCTGCAGCCATGGGACAGTACTTAGTGGCAGAGGTTAGGGGCAATATCATAACATATTATTTTGCAGTGTCCCAGGATGAATATAATATCAATCGTCAATTTAAAGATCTTACATATGAAGGGTGGCTGGCGTATGGAATTTATTAATATCCAGAATAAAGAAGGCGTCACGATTATAAACGATACCTATGACAATCTAGTATATCTTAGTTTTCCTAAACAAAAAGAGGCAGTTCTCTACACCGGGGCAATGAGGGAGATAACGCCAACAGTTCAAATTCCACTCAAGCCCGCAGCTTACACTCCTATGTTGGTGCCTACAAGTAAAATCCAATACGGATATATTGCAGGGGAGGCTAACGTAATCCAGGTCTTTTATGTCACTAATTACGCATATCATGGTGACGCACCTCTTATAGCAGTATCAGTTCCACAAGGATATGAATTTGCAGCTCAGTGGGTTCATAAACGTCGTGAACGATTAATGGTGCTGGTAGTGGATGTAATTAAGCCAGGCGAAAAGGTAACGCAAGCAATGGTTGATGAAGTGAAAGCTGGTATTAAATTCTATTGCTTTGGATACTTCGAGGACGTTGTGGCTAATGCAGATACACCTCGTATTCGATTTGTTGACAAGGTAGGTAGTAGTAAGCCTAATACGGCACTGCAAGTGCTTGGCCGTCATAAGTATTATAAAGTATCCTGGGCAGCAGATTACAATCTGCAGAATGATGTGATATATGATAGCCGCATCAGGTACCTACGCATAATCGATCACTATGCGCATGATTGGTATAACCAGCTATCAAACTACGTTCCGGATACTTTTACAAACATGGCTCGTGATCCAAAGGCTTATGGCGTCAAGGTTGCGATTATACCCATGTCCGTAATCGATGTATCCGTTTGGGGGCCCAATATCAATAACGGAGATAAAAAGTCACACACGGGGCGAGTGTGGCAAACGTTCAGATTTCACGACGAGAGTACTGTGTCGCTGAAATCGTATCAGTTCATTGATTGGAATACTGTCACCACGTATCCTGTAGGTTGCTCGGGTAAAACCACATCTCAGTATTTGGTAGTCGATGTGACCGGGTACGATAAACCAGGTACGATTCCATTCAATTAAGGGAGATGATAAGTAATGAATGTAAAAGATATAGACCTCAATATTGGCGAGGATTTCGGGATAGTTTATGCAGTTCAAGATGACAATGTGGATTTGACCGGGTTTAAGTCAGTATTCGCCATACGAAAGCGAGCAAGTGGTCCGCTTGTTATTAAAGTGCAAGGGGTAGCATCTGGGAAGATTGCGACATTCAATATTTCCGGAAAGGATACCCTAGAAATCAAGTCCTTTGGTGAGCATGTGTATGATGCTTTTGCATATAAGGAATCGGAACCTAGCCGATATTACAAACTGGGTATGGGGGTAGTCAATATAATTCAGGATGTGGCCATGCATGATTAGAGGAGGAATGTATTATGCAAAACGAAGCTTTACCAGTAAGAATTGAAGGTCCGATTAAAGTAGAGGCGGAAGTAAAAGCAACCTTGGTAGGTGATAATGGGAAAAGTGCATATGAAATTGCTTTAGCACATGGATTCGTAGGAACCGAGGAGGAGTGGTTGGAATCCTTAAAAGCGAAGATGCCTAACTTATCAGGCGTTGTTTCAGCACTTCAAGGTAAGAACGTTCTTATTAATAGCGGTACCCTTGAAGCAATATTAACTGCTATTGTCCATGCGTTGGCTGAACAGCCTTACACTCCGCTCACATTTAACGAACCAAGAAAAGGGGATACTGAAATTCGAGTATCTGGGCAAGATGGCTTTAAAGTTCGAGTGAGTGGTGAAACAGAAGCTGTTGAAATTCAATCCGGAAGTGCAACTATTAGAATTCAGCCTTACGGTGCAGATGATATATATCTTGAGTATCTTAACTTAATCGATCATGTCATTGGCACTGTTAAAATTAAAGGTCTTATTGAATTCAATCCGGAAACGGCTACAGAAATTTTACCTAAGCAATTTTATGGTCGCAGCGATTTAGAAGGATTATTAGAATGTCCTAACGTAGTTAAAGTAGGTGCTGAAGCATTTGTAGGTTGTGAGTATTCCGTAGTGAAGTTGCCAAAGGCTACTGATATTCACCCGGACGCATTTAAAATTTCTGAGATTAAAGTTTTAGAAATTCCTTCTTTTATATGGAAGGATGAAAACTTAAATCTACATGATAAGTTTGGTATTGAATATGGTCCGAATAAAATTATTGTAGCTGATGAGTCTATTCCTCCTAGCAATATTAGCATTGCTAAGGTAGATTTAGAAATTTATAATCATGACTCTAGTAAAAAATGGGATGTATACCGTAATAAATGGAAAGAAGCATAAGGAGTTCATAAATGGACGAAATTAGATTATTGCTAATGGACTTCGGAATACCTCCTTATTTTGCGGACATTGGATTCTGGGTAACCCTGTTAGGGGTTATCTGGGCCGCCCTTCGGGGCTCGTTTCGTGCGATGGTGTGGTTTTTAGAACACACCTCGCTAGTTGCGGTTAAGCAAGAATTAGATGACCATTTGGCTCGGCGTATGGATAAGCAACGTAAAGATTATGATGATAAGTTATCCGATGCTATCAATAGTATCGCTGATTTAACAAAAAGTAATCAGGAAATACTAAAGCAGTTGGTCAAGTTGGAAGAACGAGATGCTGCGAAGTTTCATAGGCTTAACAACCTAGAAACCACAGTTCAGAGTCTGAGTACTGAATTGATGCATATCCAAGTTCTAAACAATATGCCAATAGGAAGAAGTATCACACTTAATACGGACGATATAGGAGGTGACTGATAATGAAATATCAAATCATGAACCGACTGAAATCCGCATATAGTGCTGTTCGTGTTGCTAATATTAGACCTACTGGAGTACTAGCGACACGGATTCTAGTACTTGTTATGCTAATTCCTATTTGGCTAGTCATAACAGAGTATGTTATGGCATTTGCTAGGGGCTATGTATCAAGTGAAACTAATAAGCTGATTGATGTTGGGCTCAATATTATTGACCACATATTTATTCCTAGTGTATTGACAGCCGTAGTAGGCTTCCTAGGACTTTGGTTGGATAGGAACAATAATGGTGTTCCTGATAAATTAGAAGGAGGTAGTAGTAATGACGAAAATATTTATAAATCCAGGTCATGATATTGACCTGGACTCTGGAGCAGTAAATCTTAACACAGGACGTCGTGAATGCGACGTTGCTCGTGATGCGGGTAAGTTATTGGCTTGTTATTTACAAACGGCAGGATGTGAAGTTAGAACTTTACAGAATGATGACTTAGGTCTTGTATGTGAAACTTCTAATGAATGGGGCGCAGATATATTCGTATCGCTCCATTGTAACGCTTTTAATACGCAGGCACGTGGCACAGAAACTTTGTACAAGTCTTTCAATGGCCAACGTCTAGCGAATGACATCCAATCGCAAATCATCCGTAGTATTAATACGGTTGATCGAGGCGTTAAGGAACGTCAAGATTTATGGGTATTAAACGGCACAGATGCAACAGCCGTGTTAGTTGAAATGGCATTCATTGATAATGATGAAGACCTAGCACTACTTAACAATGACCTTGATACTATTGTGAGAGCCATTGCACGTGGTATCACAGACTTCATAGGAGGGGAATAATGTATGACAAAATCAAAATTTTACTTAATCACCCTACTTACCGCTATATTATTATCGGTAGTATTGGGTTCATCCTCATCCTTTGCCTCGGATACATCTTCTACCAGCCAAGCGGAACTGGAACCGACTATCAGCGTGCCCGTGAGTCAGTGGAACGAATTGAAAAGCAACAACGCGAAAGCGTTGAGCTTAATCGAAGCATCCAGCGTTCCATTGACAGAAGCACAGACTATAGCCGTGAAGCAGCGACAAGAATTGAACGAAGCTCACAATACAATCAACAAATTGGAGAACGAATTAACGCAAGCCAAACTTCAATCAATGAAGCAAGAAATTGTCTTGTCCGAAATGCAGAACTCTTTGACAGAGTTGAAAGGGCAAATCGACAACGACAAGAGAACAATCAAACGCTTACGAATGCAACGCAACCTATCCCAAATACTGGGAGCGGGTGCGACAATCGGAGTAGTAATTCATCGATGACTGAGAGGTGATCCAAGCATCTCCTGAGCATGAGCAGGTGGACTCATGGATTGTTTGTAATAGTGCAAAAGACCTTACTGGGAATATATCCTGGTAAGGTCTTTTTTTTGTTTATAAATAGTAATTGCAGATAAGATAAAATTATGGTGTAATTAGGGTAATAATAGGAGGTGGGAGTAATGCTGAAAGTA